CGTATTCGAGCATCGGTTCCCGTCTGGCCTTCCGCGGCAAACTCGTTCGGGCGGAAAGCGTGGAAGCGTACAAGGCGTTGTCCGAGAAAGCGTGATCGAAAACGGGAGCGAAGCGACAAAGCGTAAAGCGTTTTCGTTTGTGTGATTCGAAGTGAACGAAAAACGGGCGTAAGCCCGTCGAAAATATAATATCAACAGTGTTTCCGCATGAAAAATAATACCTTTGTATTCCAAAGGGTGGCGTTTCCTTTAAGCCGTGTGGTTTTTCGTGGGTACAACAACGCGAATGCGAATGGTGGTGTGTCGTACGCGAATGCGAATAACGATGCCTCGAACTCGAATTCGAACATCGGTTCCCGTCTGAACAACAATCGAAGGAAATTAAAATCGGCGTACAACACCGGGGACTTGTCCCCACCGTGGAGCCGAGGGAAACAAGCCCCAGTAACAGCAGCCCGGAAGGGCTGGAAAACTGAAAAAACAAGCGTCGGGTAGAGTTTGGTAGGCCGTAAGGCTCGAAGAAGTCAGGCCCGGGAGATTGAAGGCCGTGTGGCCGTAATTTGATATAAAATGCGTAGAGAAGGTTACATAGTAGAAGAGATTATAGTACCGTCCAATATGGAGGATTCCTTTAATCAAGTCCTTCGCGGCACGAAAAGAAAGCGTAGTCGTCAGGGGCGTTACCTGCTTGCGCATAGGGAAGAAGTATTGGATGAACTGACCGCACTTATCGCATCCGGAAGTTTCCGGGTGAAAGATTATCATGAACGGGATATAGTGGAAGGTGGTAAGTTACGGCGTATTCAGGTACTAAGCATGAAAGACCGTATCGCCGTACACGCTATCATGACCATTGTAGACAAGCACTTGAGGAAACGGTTTATCCGAACAACTTCGGCCAGTGTCAAAAAACGCGGCCCGCATGACCTGATGGCATATATTCGCCGTGATATGAAAGATGATCCGGAGGGCACGCAGTTCTGTTATAAGTTCGACATCCGGAAGTTTTACGAAAGCGTGAAACAAGATTTTGTGATGTATTGCGTGAACCGGATATTCAAGGACCAAAAGCTCATCGTCATGTTGGATAACTTTGTCCGGATGATGCCAGAGGGTATCAGTATCGGCCTGAGGAGTTCACAGGGGCTGGGCAATTTGTTGTTGTCTGTTTATTTAGACCATTATCTGAAGGACAGGTACGGCGTCCGTTATTACTACCGCTATTGTGATGACGGTGTGGTACTGGGTGAAACGAAAGCGGAATTGTGGAAGATTCGTGATGCCGTCCATGAGCGGATAAACTCTATCGGGCTTTCCATAAAGCCAAATGAGAGGGTGTTCCCGGTGGGCGAGGGCATTGACTTTTTGGGGTACGTGATTTATGCTCCGGACCATGTCCGGCTCAGGAAGCGTATCAAGCAGAAATTTGCCCGAAAAATGCACGAGGTAAAATCGAGAAGAAGACGGCGCGAACTGGTTGTCAGCTTCTATGGCATGGCCGGTCACGCAGACTGTAATATGTTGTTTAAAAAATTAACAGGCAAAGAAATGAGATCATTTAAAGATTTGAACGTTTCCTATAAGCCGGAGGACGGCAAGAAACGTTTTCCCGGCACTGTGGTAAGCATCCGGGAATTGGTAAACCTTCCTATCATAGTGAAAGACTTTGAAACGGGAATCAAGACAGAACAAGGCGAGGACCGCTGTATCGTGAGTATCGAGCAGAATGGTGAGTCCAAGAAGTTTTTCACTAATTCGGAAGAAATGAAAAACATCCTTGCACAGGTAAGGGAAATGCCGGACGGTTTTCCGTTTGAGACAACCATCAAGACGGAAACGTTTGGAAAAGGTAGAACCAAATACGTGTTTACATGAAACGAGTAGAAGGAAGTGCCGGTGTATCGCTGCTGGAATGCACGAACCCGGTCAAAAACAAGTGGCGCATCCGCTGGGACGTGCAAAAGAAGGAAGACGATTCCGCTTCTTACATGGAAGAGGAGTTTAACCATAAGCCGACCGACGAGGAGATACGGTCAACGGTTACGGCTTGGTATAACCGGGAGACTGACAAGGCCATCCTTTCCGGATTCATATACGAGGGTATTCCGGTATGGCTGTCAAACGAGAACCAGTTCAACTACAAAGCCGCATACGATCTTGCCGTCCAAACGGGAGGGCAGAACCTGCCAGTAACGTTCAAGCTGGGTGCGGATGATGAACCGTATTACAGGACGTTTGAAACGGTCTCAGACCTTCAGGATTTCTACGTGAAAGCAATGAAGCACATACAAGACGCGTTGTCTGAAGGATGGAAGAAAAAGGACGCATTGGACTTGGCTTTGTATGAAGCCGGGTAATGGATGAATCCCTGCGGGGGAAGGGATAGAAAAAGCCCCCGGCCTGTTAAAAATCATCTCACCTACTTTTAACAACAAGTACGCCTGAACGCACAGCCGGGGGCAATATCCTCTGCTGCGTTCAGGCTTTTTTGTTGTTTTGTAAGTGAGATGATGCAAAGGTACTAAATTTTTGTTTGTATGAAAGTGATAGAGATATTAAACTTCAATCGTGAGTTATTGACGAGGCTTTTAGAATCCGGTATCCGTTTGGAAGATGTCCGGTATGTCAATCTGTATACAGATTATTTTCACCTACTCAGAGCAGGTGAAAAAATGACGTATATCGTGGCGATACTTGCAGAACGGTACGATATATCCGAGCGCAAGGTCTACGGATTGATAAAACGTTTCCAAAGTGACTGCAAGCCGCTTACAGTGTGAAGCATGTAATTCATGGCGGGTAGGGGGGGGATTCCGCTATCTTTACTCGTGCAAAACAAAAAGAATCAGCCATGAACAAGTATTACATGATCCTGGACAAGATACTTGGCCGGGGAAAGACTCAAAGTAACAAGAAAGGAAACATTAGATACCTCCTGAACGAACAATTGTCCTTGTCCCCTTTGGACTTGCTGGACATATTCGAGGGGCATAATATTGCCCGCCGGAAACTTCGTGATGAGCTTCAATTGTTTATGAAGGGGGAGAGGTCGGTAGAGAAATACCGTGAAGCCGGTATAAGTTGGTGGGATTATTGTGGAAGTATCCTTATAAACAGTTATCCGACCTATTTTGAGCGATTACCGTCTCTGATAGAGAAAATAAACCGGGAGAAACGTTGTAGTAAGAATTATGTGCTGTTTTTGGGTGAGACTGGTGCCGAAAGCAATCAAGTGCCATGCCTTAGCCTGGTGCAGTTCCAGATAGAAGATGACGGCCTGGTGTTGTCTGCTTACCAGCGCAGTTCCGATGCCAACCTGGGGCTCCCGGCTGACATATACCATTTGTACCTGATCGCACGGCAGATTGACCTGCCGTTGAAGTCGATCACCTTGAACCTGGGAAACGTGCACATTTACGAGAATAACATAGACAAGACGTGCCGGTTGCTGGCGGGGGAGGAAGGGGTCCGTTTTGATCTCAATGTATAAGAATCGCTGCAACCCTCGTGCAGCATGCTACGGTCGTTTTCTTTAGTCAATAGGGATAAAAAGGGGATTTTTGCAATCCTTTTTTAAACCAGAAGCAAATGAGAAGACAGTATCTTTCAGCCCCTCTTCCTTTTCAGGGGCAAAAGCGAATGTTCGCAAAAGAATTTATCAAGGTGTTGAAACATTATCCGGATGACACCGTGTTTGTAGACCTGTTCGGTGGTTCCGGCCTGTTGTCGCATATAACCAAGTGCCAAAAGCCTGATGCCACCGTTGTATATAATGACTTTGACAACTATCGACGTAGGTTGGAGAATATTCCACGCACCAATGCCTTGCTGGATAAGATTCGGGAGGTGGTGACATCTGTTCCCCGTCAGAAAGTCCTACCTGGAAAAACAAAAGAAGCCATCCTGTTTCTGATAGAACAGGAAGAAAAAGAGCGTGGTTACGTGGACTATATCACGCTTTCGACCTCCCTGCTCTTTTCCATGAAGTATGCCACTAATTTGGACGGATTGCGAAAAGAAACATTTTACAATACCGTGCGTAAATGTAACTATCATCTTTGCCTTGACTTTTTGGATGGGCTGGAGGTCGTTTCATGCGATTACAGGGAATTGTTCAGAAGGTACAAGGATGTCCCGAATGTCGTGTTCCTGATAGACCCGCCGTATCTTTCCACCGAGGTCGGCACCTATACAATGAACTGGGGGCTTTCCGATTATTTAGACGTGTTGCAGACACTCGTAGGCACGAACTATATTTATTTTACCTCCAACAAATCATCCATCATCGAGTTATGCGACTGGATGGGCAGGAACAATACCATAGGAAACCCGTTTACAGGCTGCGAGAAAGTGGAGTTTAATGCGCACATGAATTATAATTCCTCCTATACAGACATCATGCTGTTTAAGAATGCGGACGGGACGGAATACAAAGAGGCAGCATAACTACTATGTAAAGATACGATTTTTGCTAAATTGGCAATGGGTTTTAAGTGATATTTTAGGAGAAAATTCAATAAAAAAGCGTCGTTCAAACAGCTTTCAAAAGGCGTTTGAACGACGCTTGTGTTTTGACCGGATGGCGGGAGTAACCGGGATTTTTGAGCGCATTTCGTTTTTGCTTCAAAAATCGCTTTTCGTTTTTCACGACCATCGCATTTCGTTTTGCGGGATTTACAGTGCGAAGGCTTGCCACATCATTCTTTTTATTTGATTTGTCGTCAGTCAAACCGCCGACTGGATTGTAATCCGTATAGCTTCCCGGACGTCCGTTTTCTCCATAATCCAATTGAGGTTTTCCATCTTCACCCAATACATTCTTTCCATCCAATCCCTTCACATAGACGGGAAATAACGGTGAAACGAACTGTGCTGAATACCATACATTTGATGTGGAAGATCCGTCATAGTCACTGTAATCCTGCACTGAATTAGACAAGGAGGCATTCATGTTGGCCTTAAACCAATCTGTAATATTAGAATTAACGTTTACACGAGCATTATAACGCTGAAAGCCTGTATTGATAAGAATGCCATCTTCATTCAGATAACCGAGAGAAAACATATATTTTGTTTTTTCAGAACCGCCGTTTACAGATAATTGGTGTTCTTGCCTGAATGCATTATCTCGTTGAACTGCATCCATCCATCGTTCATTCCAGGCTGAAACAGCATCAGCTTGTACCATTCCTGTTTCAGGATTGATCAAATTGTCCCATGTGTAATTCTTAAACGGGTTGTATAGTTCACCACCTAAATTGGCACTTAAACCGGCTCTTGCCATCTGTTGTGCTTGTTCCCATGAATAACCAGAGTTGAATACGTAACCATTACGAAGAGCTTCATAAGTTAATTGCACAAATTCTTTCTGATCGACCATATCATACGGTTGGATAGCACGTGATGCCCATCCTACAGTTGAACGCCATGTTACTTGAGCTTTTCCTTCTTTACCCTGTTTAGTTGTGATCATAACGACACCGTTCGCACCACGCGCACCATACAAAGCACCAGCAGAAGCGTCCTTCAATACAGTCATAGACTCGATATCAGACGGATTGATGGAACTTAAAGAACCATCGAAAGGAATACCATCGACAACATACAAAGGATCTTGTGATGCATTAATTGAACCATAACCACGGATTACAATGGAAGCATCTTCGCCAGGCTGTCCGGATCCTGAAGTTGTCAACAATCCTGTTGCCTGTCCTTCTAACCCTTTTGTTAAGTTTGTAATAGGACGGAGTTCTAATTTTTCATTACTGATCGTAGAGGCCGATCCCGTAAAAGAACTTTTTTTAGCGGTACCGTAAGCGACAACCATTACTTCGTCAAGCATCTGATTGTCCCCCTCCAATACTACATTTACTTTTGGCTTGATTCCAACTTCCTGAGACTTCATCCCCACGAAGGAAATAACCAGAGTCTTTGCAGAACTTAGTTGATGGTTATATTATTGATTATCAAAGTATTATTTGGTTTATCTTTTTAAATCATCATTCTCCTATAAAAGATAACATTCTAAATATATAGCAAACTGATTTATTTGATTAACAATGTGTTAAAATGTTTAGTGAAAGTAGCAACCACATCCTTAACAGTTCTAAACTGTGCTGTAGTTCTACCTGTTTCCTCCTGATTTCTTGATGTAGATTAAACTATCTTGCAGGATTCTGATACACATTTTTAAGCCAATATTCAAAAGCCGGATCTTGGATTTCTATCGTATTGCCAGGCAATATATCGATCAAATCTTTTTCAAGTGTCGCTTTTTTCAAGTTTTTGATATTTGCTGAAGTTCCCAATTGATAGTGCTTCAAAATGTCTTTAGATGAGAAATTAACCACTCCATCGGCGACAGCTATCAAAAAGCTAATTTGACGGGAAGTCAAAGAATCTATTATATTGGTAAACAACAGGCTCAATTGACCGATCAAACTGTTGAACGCCTCATTGACAATAGCTTCCGAACACTCTTTTGATGTACGCAACCAAGTTTGCTGACTTAATTGCTGAGTATAATACGGATGGTTTTTCATTTTATCGGCAATCATACCAGATAATTCATCCGATATTTGCTTTCCGGTATCAGCAAACCGTTGGGAAATAAATGCAACCCAGTCTTTTCGTTCTATTTTTTGTAAGAATAAGATATCGCCAAATTTGTAAAAAGGCATACTGTAGTCATTGAAAATACTCAGTAACATATGACGTTTACTCCCATACAGGCAATAGCAAACAGATGTATGTGTCTGCCAATGAGCACGAAGTTTACGTTGAAAAGCAAGCGAATCTTCATATTCGTTGATATTTTGGAATTCATCAATGCAGACAATGATCTTTTTACCTTTATCTTTAGCGATCTGTTGTGGCAAATCTAATATCTCATCATAAGACAACCGGTTATCTTTAAAACCGATACCAAAAGATAATTCATAGCTCTGACTGCCTTCGGAAAGAGAAACAGTAGGTGCCATTCGGCTCAAATATTTTTTTACTCCTGCTACAAATTCCTCCCAAGCAGAGGTAGATACCCGCATTAAAGCATTAGCATAGGCCGTATAAAATTGTTCTTCCGTTCTACAATTAAAAATATCGACTTGACAGACCAGTGTATTCTTGTTCTCTTCTGACAAAAGTTTGGCACATTTATTTACCAAAGATGTTTTACCCCAGCGACGTGGAGATATAATAACGGTATTAATGAGATTCTTGAAGTTTTGTGTCAACAAAGCAACCTCATTTTTCCTGTCAGTAAAATTCAAGTCATCGGCAATACGTCCGTAAACAAATGGAGCCTCCATAGTATAATTTTTTATATCTAAACAAATGTAGCAACAATAGTTGGAAGGTGCAAATATGAAACTGGTTAATTTGAAATCGATTGGTTTCAAATTAACCAGTTTCACGCACATTGACTAATAATAATGTAGGATATGGAGATACTTATATATAATAGTCACAAAAGAAAATGAAGGTGTGTCAAAATTCTCACCTTCTTTTTTTATGCCCAAAGCCCCGACTTTCACAAGCTGGGGCTTTGTTATAACCTGAAGATTTTGTATCTTTAGGCATAAGAA